CTTACGTCTTTGACTTGCAACCAGAGCAGTTGGAATCTGCCCTGCGCCGCCTTGATGCAATGATGGCAGACTGGAACGCCAAGGGCATCCGCTTGGGTTACCCTTTGCCATCCAGCCCACAGGACAGTGACTTGGACGAGGAAACCCTTGTGCCTGACTCGGCTTATGAAGCCATTATTTGCAGTCTAGGTATCAGGCTAGCCCCAAGTTATGGCAAGACCGTAATGATTGAGACCAAGACCACGGCAAAGCAGGGATACGACATCCTGTTGCAAAGAGCCACATTCCCGCTTGAACAGCAACTGCCTGCAACGATGCCTGCTGGCGCTGGTAACAAGCCTTGGCGTGTCTATGATGACCCGTTTATCAGACCACCAGCCAACCCAGTCACTGCTGGCCCTGATGGGCCTCTTGAATACTATTAAGGACAGTCATGCCACAAATCAATCAGTTACCCGTACTCAGCACTGTTTCAAGCGGAGACCAGTTACCCGTTTACTCGCCCAACAATGGGGATGCAAGACGTTTGTCCATTGGCAATCTGTTGACGTTTTTCCAGCAGAGTTTTGCATCGCCAACACTGGCGGTGAATCTGTATGTGCCTGGCTCGGGTTTCAACATCACCGTGCCGACACCAGTCAGCCAAGACCAATGGATGCTATTGCAACCCGCTGGAACGCTGGCAACTGGCACGATTACCCTGCCATTGAACACTAGTGTGCCTGATGGCACTACGGTGCTGATTACCTCGACCCAAGAAATTACCTCGTTGGCGATTGCCTTAAATGGTGCGACTGCTATTTATGGTGGGGTAACCAAATTGGCGGCTGGCACAGCAACAGCTATTCGGTTCTACCAACCCACCAATTCTTGGTATCAAATTAGTTCTGCCATTGGTTCAACTTTGACATTGACCGGTTTGATCGCATCAAGTGGAACTGCTGGTATTGGTTACGCCACAGGCGCAGGCGGCGCAGTAACCCAAGGGACAAGCCGAACTACGGGTGTGACTCTGGACAAAACAACTGGTGCAATCACACTATTTAGTGCGGCAGGTACAACTGTGGCTACATCATTCACTGTGACCAACAGCACAGTGGCGGCAACTGATGTGATTATTCTGAACCAAAAGTCAGGCACTGACCTATACGATTTAATGGTCACTGCGGTGGCGGCTGGCAGTTTTAGAATTACATTTCGCACCACTGGGGGTTCAACAACTGAACAACCAGTATTTAACTTTGCAGTTATCAAAGGTGTGACGGCGTAATGGCAACCAAGTCATCAGTCAATAAAGCAGGGAACTACACAAAGCCCACGATGCGTAAGCGTCTCTTTGAGGAAATCAAAGGTTCGGCTGTGCAAGGGACTGCGGCTGGTGAATGGTCGGCTCGCAAAGCCCAACTACTTGCAAAGAAGTACAAAGAAAAAGGTGGCGGTTATAAATGAAAGCCACACAAAAAAGCCTCAAAGACTGGGGGGCGCAGAAATGGCGCACCAAGTCTGGAAAGCCATCGTCTGAGACTGGCGAAAGATACTTGCCTGAGAAGGTCATCAAAGCTTTGTCTGCGGCTGAGTATGCGGCAACCACAAGGGCAAAGCGTGAGGCTACCAAGGCAGGCAAGCAGTTTGCCAAGCAGCCTAAAAAGATTGCCGAAAAGATTAAGGGGTTCAGATGAAAACGCCAGCTTATGCACGCAAGGAAGGCCAGAACCCTAAAGGCGGCTTGAACGCTAAGGGCAGGGCTGCGGCAAAGGCTGAAGGCATGAACCTCAAGCCACCAGTCAAGTCAGGCGACAACCCCCGCAGAGCATCGTTCTTGGCTCGCATGGGTGGCAATCCTGGCCCTGAATATAAAGACGGTGAGCCCACCCGATTGCTGTTGAGTTTGAGGGCTTGGGGCGCATCATCAAAGGCAGATGCCAAAGCAAAGGCGAAGCGCATCTCTGAACGCAACAAGGCTAAGTGATGCAAATACCTATTTTGAACGGCATTTTTACTGATAACACCCCTGAACTGCGTACAAGCTACCCAGTCAACCTTGTGCCTGTGCCAAAGCAATCTGGCATCAGCAATGGGTTTCTGAGGCCAGGCGATGGGATTGTGTCCAACGGTACAGGGCCAGGCATTGACCGAGGCGGCATCAACTGGCGCGATAGTTTGTATCGGGTGATGGGTACAAAGCTGGTAGAAATTAACAGCGCAGGTACAGTTACTGTGCTGGGTGATGTAGGTGGCCCAACCAATCAACTGGTGACCTTTGATTACAGTTTTGACAGGTTGGCGATTGCCTCAGGTGGGCGGTTGTATTACTGGAATGGCTCGACAGTGACCCAAGTGACTGACCCTGACTTGGGTCTGGTTCTGGATGTGGTGTGGGTGGATGGCTACTTCATGACCACGGATGGCGAGTTTTTAATCGTCACTGAGTTGTCAGACCCAACCCAAGTTAACCCATTGAAATACGGCAGTTCAGAAGTTGACCCAGACCCTGTGGTGGCTTTGCTCAAGCTGCGAAATGAAATCTATGCGTTGAACCGCAATACGATTGAGGTATTCGATAATGTGGGTGGGGAGTTATTTCCATTCGCACGAATCGATGGCGCACAGATACAAAAAGGCGTGATTGGCACTCAAGGGTGCTGTGTATTTATTGACCGCATTGCTTTTTTGGGCAGTGCAAGGAATGAAGCGCCAGGCATTTATGTAGGCGCAGCCGCCGTCACTGAGAAAATCAGCACACAGGAAATCGACAATCTCTTGTTGGAATACACCGAAGGACAATTGGCCTTGGTCAAGCTGGAAGCAAGGAACGACAAGAACCATGAGCATTTGTATGTCCACTTGCCTGACCGCACGATAGTCTTTGATGCATCGGCATCCAAAGCCTTAGAAACGGCGGTTTGGTTTACGCTGACAACAACTTTGATTGGATTTGAACAATACCGAGCCAGAAACATGGTTTGGGTTTATGACAAGTGGATGGTGGGTGACCCACAAAGCACCAGCATCGGTTACTTGGTTCAGGACACAGGCCACCACTGGGGGCAACAAGTGCGATGGGAATTCGGCACGTTGATTGTTTACAACGAAAGCAATGGGGCAATCTTTAACGAGATGGAACTGGTTAGCTTAACTGGAAGCGTTGAGTTGGGTAAGAATCCACAAATCAGCACAAGTTACTCGTTGGACGGGCAGGCCTATTCGCAAGAAAAATTCATCGCTGTCGGCACGATTGGTGACCGAAAGAAACGTCTTGCATGGTTTCAGCAGGGTCATATGAGGAACTGGCGCATCCAGCGTTTCCGTGGAGACAGTGATGCCCATGTGTCTTATGTTCGTCTTGAGGCGCAAATTGAAGCATTGGCGTACTGATGGCAACCGCACCAACCTCCCGCAAGCTGAACCTGACGCGAGACCAACTTGCTACATTCCTGACTGACCAGCAACAGATTAGGCAGTTTGAGCTTTTATTTTCTACGGTCGACACATTACAGGTCATCACAGGAACTGACTTTGAGTTTCAAGCAGACAATGCGGCGGCTGGCGCAAATGAAGCATTAGCGCAGATCATTGCTTTAGCGCAAGAAACTGAAGTTAATGACGCTGCATTGGGCGCAAAGGCACAGGACGCACTGAACAGGATTGCATTGCTGGCGCAAGAAACTGCGGTTACTGTGGCATTGGCTGAAAGCAAAGCAAATCAGGCTTTGGCATTGGTGGACAAGCTGAATAAAGCGGTTGAAGGTCTGCAAATGACCCCACCACCACGGGAGTTCAAACGAGCAAGATATGGGTCGTTTTACGACACCACCACCCAGACAGCGACAGTCATCAACACAGCCAAAGCCATTACATTCAATACGACAGACTTGAGCAATGGCGTATTTATTGGCAGCCCAACATCAAGAATCATTGTGGACAGCGAAGGCATTTACAACTTTGACACTTCGTTTCAGTTGGACAAGACCACGGGTGGCACGGACGAGTTCTACTTTTGGTTTAGGCTCAATGGCACAGACGTGCCAGACAGCGCAAGCCAGATAAGGATTCAAGGTAATGATGCTGAAATTTTTGCATCGCTAAATTATTTTTTTGACCTGAAGGCGGGTGACTATGTTGAGATGATGTTTTCAACCACCAGCCTGAGTGTTGAGTTGCTTTCCGTTGTAGCAACACCCCCAGTTCCAGCTATTCCGTCCATAATCCTGACAGTTTCAAATAATATCGGAGGTGTCCAATGACAGTTACAGTAAAAGTGCTAATCCCTGCAAAACAGGCAGAGAACAGCCAAACCACCCAATACACCGCAACAAATGTCAAGGCAATTATTGACAAGTTCACGGTGACCAACACCAGTGCCAACAATGTAACTTTCAGTTGCAACTTGGTCACTGTCTCTGGGTCAGCAGGGGCATCGAACCTGATTATCGACACACGCACCATCGTGCCTGATGAAACCTATACCTGCCCTGAGTTGGTGGGTCAGGCATTAGACGTTGGTGGTTTTATTTCCACAATCGCAGGGGCGGGAACATCCCTAACCATCCGAGCATCGGGCCGAGAAATTTCATAAGGAGAACAGCATGAAAGAATTTATGGTTATCCCGCGGGGCTTCAATGGCCTGCCGATGGATGAGGAGTTTTTAACCAACGCCCAAAACAAAAAGAACTATGCGGTTGCGGTAGCTGACTGGAACTATGGTCCTGAAATGCCCACCAATGAGGCTGGCGCAAACAAGGAGTTCTACGCAGGGCTGGCAGAAGCTATGCAGTGCGATGAAAAAGACGCACGGCGTAAGCATTGCTCAAACTGCGAGTATTACGACAACAGCTTTATGACCCAAGTACGGATTGAGCGCATTCCAATGGCAGCTTATGACAAGGGCGCAGGATTCAGGGGTCACTGCGAAAAGCTGGACTTTATCTGCAACGATATGCGGGTTTGTCAGGCTTGGGAAGACGAAGAATATGAGGATTGACCTTTTGTCAATTTGTGCGAAAATTCAGTCGCTGAGTTCTGGCATCCAGCGGCCTGCCCTGTATAGGAGTTGTGCATGACCGATGGACTGCGAGAGAACCTGACCAAGGTTTTTATGCTTCCCCAACCAGCCGTTGAGTGGTTGGTAATGGTCTATGACGCAATTCAAGTCTTTGATGACGTAGCAGATGGTGACCCAGTAGCACGGGAAGACCTGAATGCGGCCATTTGGAATACGCTGGTGGGTATGCACCAGAACGCATTTTTTATAGGCAACAGCAACCATTTAACGCCCTTACTGGCGACAATGATTCTCAAGTGGCAAGCCTCGGACACGGCAGAGCGCAATAAACAAGCAGATGCTAAGTCGTTCATGTGGCGAGCTGGATATTACGATTTAATTTTGATGGCGGTCTCGCTGGTGCATGGGGCTGGTTTTGCTACCAAGCACGGTCATCATGTGATGGCTTTGTATGGCGAAACGCTAGAAGATTATCTAAAGGAGTTTGGCGATGCCTGATCCATTCACAGCCCTAATCGTTGGCGGGAGCCAACTCATTGGTAGTTCACAGCAAGCAAAAGCTGCTGGAAAAGCCGCTGATGTTCAATCACAAGCGGCTGAAGCAGGTATTGAAGAACAGCGCAGGCAGTTTGATGCTTTACAAAGCCTTTTAAAGCCGTATGTTGATATTGGCGTACCAGCAATGACTGAATATGCAGGATATGCTGAAGCAGGACCAAAAGCGTTTGAGCAACAGCAGGCATTGGCTGGCGTACTTGGTCCTGAAAGACAAAGAGAAGCGATTGCCCAAATTGAAAGTGGTGGTGGTTTCCAAGCATCAGTTCAAGCTGGCGAGGAGGCTTTATTGCAACGTGCATCAGCTACTGGTGGTTTGCGTGGTGGAAATATTCAA